CATCGTATTCAACAAGGTCAGCTAAAACATAGCCGTACCAATAAAAATTAGGTGAATTTGATATATCGTAACCGGTTAATCTAATTGTAAATCTACCTTCTGGACTAACTAAAAAGTCTGTTAAAAATTGCTCCTTAACATTGTCGTTTATTAAAATAGTAAATTTAAAGTTAGATGCTATTATAGGAGCGTACCTTTCTAAACCATTTTCAACATCAGATTGCCATGTTATTTCTGAATTAATAACATCAACAGTACTAGAAACACCGGAAAAGTTAACATCATCTATTACAAGATAATATTTGCGACCTTTTTCAGAATAAAATGTAGAGGTGTACCTTGTAGCCATTATCTTATTCTTGTGTTTATGTTTCTTGCTTTTTCCATTATAACTAACAAATCACTTCCTGCAACTCTGGTAGTTAAAACATAAGGATTTCCACCACCAACATCGCCTAACATACTTTTAAGTTTAGACAATGGAGCAATTACTTCTGGGTCATAACTTGCACCACGGTTATCTCCAACAGTTGCTAAAGTAGGACCAAATGCCAAACCACCTTGTGCAAGTTTAACTGTATCCATTTTTGATTTAAGGAAAGATACAGCAGCTATACCTAAACTTACGGCTAATATTGTTCCTATTGGTCCACTACCATCAATTAATGATTTTGTAACCATTTCAACTAATAATAATTGTAAAGCAGAATTTACAGCATCTAACATAACACTTACAAAAGTTTTACCAAATGCTAATACGGCATTTTCACCATTTGCCAAAGCAGATCCTAATGCTGAAAAACTTTCGCCTAAAGCATTACCTAATCTATCTCTTAAAGCATCTCCAACACTTGTTATAGCATTTCCTAATCCTAAAAATGCATCTTTTAAATGATTTATTTGTTCAACAGGTTTAGGGCTATTAATTCTATCGTATAATTCCTTTACACCAATTTTACCTTTATCTAATAAATTTTGATCAATTAAACCCTGTAAGTTACCACCAGCAAGAGCATTTTCAATTGCAGGTTGCATTATCTGTAATGTTTCCTTTTTATTTTGTTCGTCTGCTGCTCGTTCGTCTGCTGCCGTTTGTTCTTTATTTTCTAATGGTTTAAAATCAGTCCATGAATCTATTTTTTCAAGTTCCTTTAATGCTCTTATAACCGCCTCTATTTCAAACTTAATATTTCTTATTTGAGTAGCTAAATCCTCCGCACCTTTAGAATTTTCCCCATATAATAATACTTGATCTTCGTATCTTTTCTCGAGGTTTTTTAAAGTTTCTTGTAATTGCTCAAATTTAGTTTTTGCTTTTTCAGTTCCACTACCAAATCCACCATCACCAGAAAATGAATTTTCAATTTCTGGTATTTTACCTATAATTTCATCAATTCTTTTTTGAGTTTTTAACCAAGCACCTTCAATTAATCTTGATTCTATTTTTGTTTTTTCTAATTCAGCATTTAATTTGTTTATATTTCTATTAGTAAAAAAATTAGCAGTTGTTTGTTGATAAGGTAATAAATTTCTATTACGTTTATTTCTGATTGCTTCTTGTTCGTTTAATTGTTTCTGTAAGTCATATTCCTTACTTAATAAATCAGCTGCTTTACTCCCTTGTTTTTCTGCAACACCTTGTAATTTTACTAATTCAAATTTCTTTGACAATTCATGATTTAATATTTGTTGTGCCTCAGATAAATTTTTAGTAAAATCAGCTTCTTTTTTTAATCCTGGTAAATATTGACCGTATTTACTTGTTATTTCTTGTATAAGTTTTGATTTTAAATTACTACTAACATTAACATCTTGTAATATCTTAAAATTCATATTTAACAAAGTAATTTCTTTTTGCAATGCTTTTGCAGAAGATGACATATGACCGGATAAATCATCCATTGGTTTATTAGCTTGTATTACACTATATGCAAAATAACCAATTGCGGCAGCAGCTGCTAAAGCCATAGTCACCCAACCACCAGCTAAAATTTGATAAGTACCCGTGACTTTATTTAAACGTATCATTACGTTTGTTAATTGACCAAACATCATTGTTACCGTACCAACAGCACTAAATAATTGACCAACAACCCAAAGTACACCACCAGCAATAGCTATATATTTTGCAGTTGATATAATGTTGCTTTGCATAGCATCACTTAAACTTCCCCACCAATTTAACATACCTTCAATAACATTGGAAATAGATTCTAATGCTGCCTCAAGATCTATATTTTTAAGTATTGCTTTACCAAGTTCAACTTGAGTAAATTTAAGACTATCTTTAAAGTTATCTATATTATTTCTTAATCCACCCGTTGCGGCAATTACCGCTGGTAGTGTTTGTAAAGAGGCCACTAATTTCATATTGAAATCAGCAGCCGCTATACCGGTCTCCCTAACTTTTTCTATATTTCTAGTACCAAATGCTTTTTCTAAAGCATCACCTATTAGCGGTACATTTTCCTGTAGTATTCCAAAGTCTTCTTGTAAGATTCTATTCTTACTAATCATTTGAGTTAACTGCTTTGTAACAGATGCAAGATTAACCGCACCACCGCCACTTGCAGCAATGGCAGTACCAAAACCTATTAAAGTTTTTCTCGCGTCTTCAGCACTTAATCCAACCGCTTGTAGGTTAACCGAACCTCTTACCGCTTCTTCAAATCCAAGTCCAGGTAATTTAGCAGCCTCTTTAAGCTTCATCATTTCACCAGCCGCAGCACCAGCACCGCCCATTATACCAGACAATGCTCTTTCTAAACTATCAAAATCAGCAGCAGCATTTACGGCAGTAGCACCAACGGCCATTAATGGGGCAGTAAAACCAAGGCTAATGCCACGTCCTATAGCAAGTGACTTTTGGGAGAAAGCTGTAATGTTTCTGCCAATTGTCTTTAAGCTTCTCTCAAAAGGAGTCGCATCAGCCCTGATTTTTATACTAAGTATTCCTGCCATTGTTTAAATCTTTTCTCCGACACTTTTGGTTGTTATAACTCCGTCCATAAACTTCATCATATCATAATCCTTAGTTGTCAATATTCTTTTCTTCTTTTTATTATCCCAATCAAATTTAATCAAATCTGTTGGTTTCAATTGTGCATTTTTACCCGTATGTGGCATAACACTCCAATAAGCCATAAACCTAGTTTGTTCCCAGGTTCTTCTGTATTCCGAATCTTGTCTATCAAAATGACCTTTAATTTTTATAAATAATTCTCTTAAGTCAAATTGATTCATTTCATCCGGTGTCATCTGTAAATCACCCAAACACAATCTTTCTATATCCTCTACCTCTATTACTTTTGCATTTGGGTCACTTATTTTTTTTCGTTTTGTTTTTCACCTCCCATGCTTTCTGATAACAATTCACTAAACCTATTAACCATGTTGTAATCATCAATAAGTTCAGCAAATGTTTCTAAGGTGAATGGATTTTTTTGTTCTTCCCTTTTATAGCCGTTTTGTACACCTAAATACAATACCTCATACAATAAGGTTAAATCGTCTTCAAGTGCTTTGCTAAATTCAGAGAATTTAATTTTTTTCTGTTTAAGGAATAATGATAATGCATAACCACCAATTTTAAATGGGATGTCTTTGTCATCAATTTTTACATGATTTACCGAGGTCATAAAAATAATTTAAAGGTTAAAATTAAAGGCTAAAGGGAGCAAGACTTTCTTGCCCCCAAAATAGCCTCGTGTAAATATTATGCACCAGTTGTTGCAACTGCTGGAGTTGAAAATTGACTCATACCAGCAGAGTTTATAGCTTGTACCCTAAAGGTATATGATGTTGCAGCAGTAAGAAAGTCAATTGCACTAATGTATTGTACCGCGGTAGTTGTACCCGAGAAAGATAAATAAGCACCATCACCAGCGGACGTAAGTCTGTACTGAATGTTGTAATTAGTTACCGCAGGGAAACCAACTTGAGAAGGAGCAGTCCAATTTAATTGTATTCTTCTACCAGTTACTAATGCTGTTGCAGTTAATCCAGTAGGTTCAGCTAATACTGCGTTTGTAACTTTAGTTACCTCTCCATTAATTCTTAAGGATGCAGATGCAGTTACGTTTTCTTGGTTAGATGAATTAAGTGATAAACTTTCAATAAATGCATTAAATGTATATATTGAATCACCAAGAACATCTGTAGTGTAAGTGCAAACAATTGCCCCACCATTATTCCAACTATCAAATAAAGTATTGAATTTAACATTTGCACTTGTATCACCTACATCGGCAAATAATAATTCAGTTGAGAAAGTTGCAGATTTTTGACCTGGTGCAACTTCAACCCAAGCAGACGTATTGTCTTTGTGTGCGATTTCTCGCATTGCTCTTGTTAGGTCTAATGTGTCAGATGTTGAGTATGCTACCGCAACATCTCCTACATATAAACGCAACAATGATCCGTTGATAATTCCTGTAGTAGGCATAATTATTTTATTTTAGTTTTGTTTTTAATAGGTTTATCTTCTGAATCAAATTCCTCATCTTGTTCCTCACTAATTGAGTACAATTCACTTTCTGGAACAATGATAGGG